TCCGGGAAGTCTCTGCCCGCCGCCTGGTAATTCCTTTTTGTCCTCTGGGACTGGTGGCAATCCCATAGGTGTTTCTTCGTAGAATACAGGCTTCTTGTTTCTTCCTGGTTTAACGTGAATAATCATATCATTTCCCCCTTGTGCGTCTTATTGCTCCATGTCTTGTGCTATCAAGTCTTTGATATATCCGCTTAATTTCTTATATCCTTTAGATTCCATGTGTTCTAGTATTGCTGGATAGTCTTCTTCACGAATATAGACTTTGACGGTTTTGTACGTTTCTTTGTTGTATTCTCTAATATAACTGTTTTTATTCATTATATAGTCCTATATACAAAACCGACATATATAGCTCTATATTTTTGGTATATATGCCTATATACATATAGCCATATATATGCTACTATATAGTTACAAGATAAATAAAGATTTCTTACACAGTAGCAACGAGAACGAATTTTTCGTAGTAGTGAGAACCGTGCAAGATACCATCTTTATTCTATCAGAAAATGGCTTAAATGCCAAGTGTCAGCGATAGTTATTAGCCGCGCTTTTGCAGGCGGTGTGATAATCGGGCGAGTCGATGTAAACTCCTTGCCCGGCTCTTTGAAAACAGAATAACCTCATGAAAGGAGAAATGGAAATATGAGTAAATTAGTGGGTTTCCGTCGCTTCTCTTCTAAGAAGAACGGCAAAGATTACTGCGTTGCGGAGGTTGTCTCTCCATTCAGTCAGCGCGAACTTTCAAACGGTTGTTGCGGTCAGAAAACCGAACAAATTTTCATGCCGGAGGAACAGTATAATTTACTGAAAGAGTCTGACCTCGGAAAAGAAATTCAGCTTGAATATGAGCTTTCCGGCGGTCGCGCTTATTTAGTCAATGTGACTGTTAAGCATTAATGGATGCTGTGGCAGTTAAAGGCTTTACTGGTTTTCTACTTGCTAAAGTGGCAAGCGATGAGGACACAGAGAGTTTCGAAGAATGGGCGGCGGATGATGAGAACACAGAGGACTCTGAACCGTATGCTGAAATTGGTTACTCGGAACAAGTAGAGCACATTCGTTCTCTACTTACTATTGACATATTTGCACAAGGAATCATAGCGGGGCTTGTAATGGGCTTGATTTTGTGGAGGAAATTTCAATGAATTTGAATGAAGTAGTTGAATTGTATGCGGTCGGTGTCGGCTGTGGTATTCTGCTTTCGCTTCTCCCCTTTGTGGTCGGCTCGGTTGCCGGACTCGCTTTTGATATTATGAGGAAAGGGGGGTTTTAGAATGGAAGCTGTAACAACTGCATTAACAACGGGTGTGACTTCTATCGCAACCGAAGCGATGAGCGCTGTAGGCGCTGTAGTTCCTGCCGCTCTCCCGATCGGTGGCGTGGTTATCGTTGTTGGTATCGGTCTGCGTGTGTTCAAAAAAGTAACTGGCAGATAGTGCTATCTTCTTTTATGGGGCGGTTTTATACCGCTCCTTTTTTAATGGAAAGGGGGAACTTATGTTCAAAAGGTATAAAGCCGCAAAACGTGTGCTTGCTCTCTTGCTCTGCGGGTGTCTGGTGTTCGGGTCGGTCAATCAAGCGCGGTTTAAATCCTATGCAATCGTGACAGAAATTATCGCGGGTGGTGCCGCTATCGCTGGCGGTCTGGCGATCGGCTATCTGCTTCATATGCTCGGTGTTACGGCGGCGGATAAAGCAGTTTATAAGAGTAAAGAAACGGTCATTGACTGGGCAAACGAACAAGTTGCAAAGTATAAGAAATGGAACGCGGCGAACAAGGATGCTTATAAATCGGATGATTTAGATAAGGAGTTTGGCGCTTGGACTACGAAATTAAAACAGGGAACGCTTGATAAATCATCGGCGGTGTGGTCAGATTTTAAAAGTTGGACTTCTTCATTATATTCTGCTAAATCGTCAGCGGGTTCGGTTGTTTATGGTGATTCTCCTGTCGTTGGTGTGAATGAATCGTTTACTTGTTGGGAATCTTCGGGAAAAAGCCTTCGTGCTGTCAAGCCTCTTAGTTCTTCTGTAAATTTTGTGGTTATATGTTATTATAATGCTGGTTTGCGTATGGTTTTAGTTTCTGATAAGAAAGCTAGTTTTGAATCTACTGTGATCACTGGGGGTGGAGATTGGGAAGTGGGTACAGTGTCTACAATTTATAGTGATAAGCGAGATAGTACGGGACTTTATTATCTCGAAATGCCTATTAAGTATACATTAGATTTAGAGGGGGCGCCTAATTATGCGCCTTATGTTGGTTCTCGGTTAGAGGCTGTTTCAACTGCAAAAACGTGGTTGGATGTGGGGACTGTTTCAAATTATTCAGCGGGTACGATAGATTATAAGCTGACGGGCGGTATTTCAGATGTATATAATAAGTCGAATGTTCTGGATAACGTGGATATTGTCGGCGGTGTAGATGCTCCGACTGCGGTCGGCGCGGTGTCGGTTCCTATTGCCTGGCCTGTGAATGAGGATACGCTTGTTGATACGCTCGGCGGTGTGCAAGACGGTTCTATTCCGTGGGACAAAACACTTTCGAATGTAGGTGCTGCCGCCGTTGATGTGGTGGGCGGTAAGACGCATGTAATCGGAAATGAGGGTGTAACCACAAAAGAATATGTTTACGCAAAAGATAAGGCGGATGCAAAAGACGAAGAGATCACTGTGCCGGATGTAGTCGCGCCGTCTGCAAATCTCGGTGCGTATACAATAGCGGGACTAGAAAAAATGTTCCCGTTCTGTCTGCCGTTCGACTTGATAGATTTCATCAAGGTTCTGGACGCTCCAGCAGAAGCGCCTAAATTCACGATACCGTTTAAATATCCGACGCGTAGCGGAACGGCAACGTATGATATTGTTATAGATTTATCAAGTTTCAATTCGGTTGCTGAACTGCTCCGTGATATGGAATGTTTGGCTTTTATCGTTGGGTTGATAATGATAACGCGTTCAAGGATGATAAGGGGGTAAATGTATGCTTTCATGGTTCTATGAATTAATTACTGCTTTTGCATCGGTTTTGACTAGCGTCCTGCCGCTCTCTCCATTTCAGCAGTATATTAAGGCATTCGCCGGACTGCCCTATCTGGGGATTCTTAACTGGTTCATCCCGATAGGTGCATTTGTGAAGATTGGTGCGGCATGGCTGGGTGTGATCGCCCTCTTCTATCTCTATTCTATCGCTATGCGCTGGGTTAAAGTGATTGGAGACTAACATATATGATATATCTTTATTCTGGTACACCGGGGAGCGGTAAATCTTTGCACGTTGCCCGTGTAATACGAAACACGCTTTTACTGAATAAACCCGTCCTTGCAAATATTCCCATCAATACAGACCGGATTCGGCATCCGGAGCGCTTCATATACGTTCCAGATGCGCGGCTTCGTCCGTCTGCACTGGTGGAATACAGTCAGAAGCATTTTGAAGGGAAAACGGTCAAGGAGGGGGGAATTCTGTTGATTATCGACGAAGCGCAACGGTTGTTTAATGCCCGTGATTGGTCGAAATCTGACCGTGCCGCATGGAATGAGTTCTTCCAGCTTCATAGGCATTTCGGATATGATATAATTCTGGTTGCGCAGTTTGACCGGATGTTAGATAGACAAGTCCGTTCTGTTATCGAATATGAGCAGATACACAGAAAGGTGTCAAATTACGGTTGGCGCGGCTGGCTTCTCTGTGCGTTGATGGTCGCTCCTGCCCTCTTCGTCTCGGTCAAAATGTGGTACCCGATGCGGGAACGTGTAGGGAGTGAGTTCTTCCGCTATTCGAAGCGGTTGGGACGTATGTATGATACGTTTATGACATTCCCGGCGGTCGAGGACTCCGGGGAAACTGGCGGGGTATCCGTCTAAGAGGGCGGGGCTTGGGGTCCCTGCCCTCTTGGGCGGGTGCCCTGCTTGCTTCCCTCTTCTATCGGTTCGGTATGGTGGCTGTCAAGGGGCGCGGAGCGTACACTTTACCCCTTTACAGTCACAAACTAGGCTTTCCCACTCCCCCACTATGGCGGCAGGGTGTCCGGGCGGGCGCAGTCTGTCTGGACGCCCTTAATTGCTCATAGATTCCGTGGTGGTCGGGAATACCCTGACGGTCACTCTCCTGCAGCTGGGTGGGAAGTTTGGGGCTAGTATTACCCTAAACTTCTGTAACAATCCCCACAAACCCTTATAAATCAAGGCTTTCCAGTATGTTACAGCAATTTGTAACATCTGTAACATGTAACAAAATGAAACGGGGGCGGTAAAAATGGCTGAAAAGGACACAATGACAAGGAAATGGCAGATAACAATTAACAACCCCAAGGACAAGGGAATGACGCACGAATACATAGCGCAAAAAGTCGGGGAAATGAAAAATGTGATTTACTGGTGTATGGCGGATGAGATTGGCGAAGAGGGAACATATCACACGCATATCTATCTGGCTGGGAAAAATGGTATTCGCTTTAGCACGATAAAGAAACGATTTGACGGCGGTCATTTTGAAATGGCAAAGGGGACAAGCCAGCAGAACAAGGAATATGTCAGTAAGACGGGAAAGTGGTTGAATGATAGGAAACATGAAACCTGTGTAGATGGTACGTTTGAAGAGTTCGGAGAATGCCCGGTTGAACGTCAAGGATGCCGGAACGACCTAACGGACCTCTATGCAATGATAAAGGACGGAATGAGTAACTATGAAATCATGGAACAGAATCCAGCATTTATGCTGAATCTGGATAAGATAGAGAGGGCTAGACAAGTGGTTAATGAAGAAAGATATAAACATGAATTTAGAAAACTAGACGTAACATACATTTACGGAACTACGGGCGCAGGCAAGACGCGGTCAGTAATGGAACGGTATGGTTATGAATCAGTATTTCGGGTAACGGACTACTTACATCCGTTTGATAACTATAAGGGTCAAGACGTGATTATTTTTGAAGAGTTTCGTTCAAGTGTTCGAATTGGGGATATGCTGAACTTCTTAGACGGTTATCCGCTTGAACTGCCCTGCCGCTATGCGAACAAAGTCGCTTGCTATACGAAAGTGTATGTTATCACGAATATTCCGTTGACGGAACAATATACACAGCTTCAGCGGGAACAGCCGGAAACGTGGTGTGCTCTCCTACGCCGCTTTCATCATGTGGTTCATTATACTTCGCATGACATTTTGAAGCATAATATTCACTTTGTCGGCGATGGTTTTGTAGAACTGCTTGATGACGAAAATCAGCCATTCGATAAGGTTAAAATCTCTTCTATTGCTGGATAGGGCAAATTGTGTTAGAATGATAAACACTAGAAACTATTCGTAAAAGTAAGCTAAAATGTAATAGTTGGATAAATTTCAACTAGTTCGATAAAGTAAACTTTCACGGAACAGTTCCGAAACCCGCGCGCTCCCTTAGGCGGAAAATGAATGGTCGCGCGCCGGAACTGCCGCTTCGTCTCCGCCTACTCTTTCGTGAAAGTGGGACTTTATCGAATAGTTTGAAATGTAAATATGCGAATGCACTT